GTCTCCGCCTGGAAAGTGCAGCAGATATTCCGGCAACGGTGATGCGCGGAAGGTGTACGGGATCTCGTACTGCTCAAGAAAACCCTCGAAATCTGCCTGCCAAATATCACGAATCAAAGGCCCAGTAGGCTCCATGACGCAACCGGTGAAGCCTTGGTTGGCAGCAGCCATAAACACACTTTTGGCGGCTAACGCTCTCGTCTTGCCGGCCCCGTAGCCAGCAGAGATGCCAAGAATCTCAGTCTTGTCGTCATCAACAAAGGCACGCTGGCCTGGATGCAGATCCTCACGGATGCGATTGAGCAGCTTGGCAACGTCAAGTTGGGAGTTGCCCTCACCGATGCGATGCAACACCGAGCCCGTTGGGATGTGGCTCAGGATTCCGCTCACTGAAGCACCTGGGCTATCTGCGCGGCGGTCTTGATGCAGCCCAGTGCAGCGTTGAGGTTATTGGTCTTGCGGGCCTCCTTTTGAAGCGTGGCGAGCTGGGCCAGGATCTCTGCTGTAAAAGTCAGACGGTCCGTTTCCCAGTCAGCGCGCAAGATGTCCCGCGCACGCGCGATGTACGTGTCAGCGGTGCGCTCAGACGCCTCCCACTCCTTTGCTGCGTACTGCAGGATTTCGATCCGCATGTCCATTTCAATTTTGGTTGACTTCTTCCCCATCAATCCTCCCGAGGAGCCAGCACAGCGTCCTTACCTGTGAATTCTGACCAACGCTGGACGATGACGTCGCAATAAGCGGGGTCAAGTTCCATGAGTCGAGCGTGACGCCGAATCCGCTCACACGCAATGATTGTGGTACCGGAGCCACCGAAAGAGTCCAGGACTAGCTGGTTTGGCTTAGTTGAGTTGTCGATTTGGTATTGGAAGAGATCGACGGGCTTCATGGTCGGGTGTTGCTTGTTGCGACTTGGCTTGTCGAACTCAAGGATGGTGGTCTGCTTGCGGTCTGAGTTCCAGGTGTGAGCTGCACCGTCGGTCCAGCCGTAAAGGCAGGGCTCGTGCTTCCACTGGTAATCCTGCCGGCCCATCACCAGAGATGACTTGAGCCAGATCAAGCATTGCCGAACCTTCCAGCCGTTGTCTTGAGCAGCGCCTCGGAAGTTGTAGCCCTCAGAGTCTGCGTGCCAGATGTAGAACGCCGCACCAGGTTTGAGGACTTGATTGGCCGTGGAGTACACGTCGCAAAGGAACTGACGGAACTCGCCGTCGGCCATGTTGTCGTTTTGAATCTTGAGGCCGGTGCCGCCTTCGTAATCAACGTTGTAGGGCGGATCAGTGAGCCATAGATCGGCGAGCTGGCCGTCCATCAAACGCTGGAGGTGCTGCGGGTTGGTTGAGTCGCCGCAAAGCAAACGGTGGTTGCCAAGGATCCAAAGGTCGCCTGGTTTGGTGATCGGCTCCTCAGGCGCGTCAGGGACCGCGTCCGGGTCGGTGTTGCCTTCGACAGGGTCAACCTCGACAACGTTCAGAAGCTCGTCAAGGTCGTCTTGGTTGAACCACGGGTCAAGCTCGTGCTCTTCAGACAGGCGATGCAGCATCTCAAGATCCCACTCGCTGAGATCGGCGGTGCGGTTGTCGGCAAGAGCGAGGCCGACCTTTTGTTCTTCAGAGAGGCCAGAGCGGCGCACGGCGATGACCTCGTCGCCTTCTGACTCGATAATCCGGACGCGGCGGATGCCGGCGGCCTTGGCTCCGTCGATGGTGCCGTTGCCAGCAAGGATGCGATTCTCCTCGTCGATGACGATGGAACGCGCAGCGCCGTAACGCTGCAGTGATTCTTTGATTAAGTCTGAGGAACGATCTGTGCGACGGCGTGCATTCTTGTGATCAGATTTCAGATCGTTGATTGATGCCACCAGCTTGATGTCTTGACTTCCACGCTGACATTAGCTGATTGATTTTGACATCAACTAAATGCATCGAAGATACGATCCCGACATATTCGCCCACTTGGATCCTCACGCAACCGTCTTCCAAGGTTCGGATTTTGGGATTGGGTGTAGGCAGCTCGGAGCGCATTCTCATACCGGACAAAGACGGCAAGTTCATTTTGCCGCTGAAGTTCGCGAAGGTCGTGATCTTGAGGACGAATAATTTCCATGTTTAGAAAAGTGTGTCGGGGGATGGATCACGCTGCTCAGTCGTGCCCTGCTTTCCCCTGCTGCACCCAAGGTGTTGTATGGCTTTCAGCCTGAGCGGGGGACAGCTCAGGCATCAGGCTCCCCGACATGCCCATCAGTCAAACTCCTGAAAAGACAGGGTCAAGCCCGCGTCACGGGCTTCACGAACGAGCAGGTGATAGTGGTCGTCGCTTTGCACCCACTCATCCCAGATCAGTGAGCCGGGCAAGCCAAAGAGTCGTTGGAGGAGGTTGGGCTTGCGTGCCTCGCAAAGGATGCTGGGCTCGTCGGTTTCAGGTTCTTGCTGATCTTGCCAAGCTTGCTGGGCTTCGTAGAGGCCGAGGGAGTAGTGATGCCAGTCGGACATGATCAAGCCTCCCGTTGGGTGATTTCGCCGTAAATCTCGGCGACTCGGCTGAGGTGCCATTCTCTGAGCTTGAGCAAAGCTTCGCTGCTCAGCTCGTGCAGAGGGGAGTCAAGCAGAAGCTGAATGTCGCGGGGGACTCCGAAGGAGGTGATTGACATGAGTTTTAGAAGTTCGCGTTCAACCGAAAATTGCTCTGATTTGCTCTTCTGCGCGAAGGGCGAGCTTGCCGTTGCAATACACGCGAAAGAGCTTGATGCCTTTTTTCTCGCCGTAGTAATGGGCAATCGAGTAGGTCTTGCCTGATTTCGCAAAGGTGACCTCCCAGCTGGCCTTGACGGGATCGACGCCGATGGCGATCAAGGCTTCGATGGTTTCCTCTGAGGTGTAAGGAGCTTTGATTTCAGGAATCATGGGGAACAGTGCCGTCTCCGGCTTGGGCTCCCCAACATTAAACCGTGGCGCGCCACGCGTCAAGTCAAAAGGCTCAGCTGCTCAACGACTGGCGGGAGCAGCCGGCTGCCCCATTGATCGGCCATCGCATCAGCAACGCCTTGGTAGGTGCGGCTGCGCTCCTTCCAGCGGTCAGGCCCTGGGCTCATCAGATGGACCTTTGGCTCTCGGCCCTCCACGCAGTTTGAAGGGACAAGCCTTGGCAAATTCTGCAGCCAAAAGCAAGTGGCTTTGGTTTCTCCGTGGCCGTGCTCCCAAGGCTGAATGATCTGATCCGGCGGCCTGATCGCGCTGCTAATCACGCTCACTGGGTTTTCGATACACCAACGAGGAATGGGTGCGGACATCAGAAGCCGAACAAAATTCAACGCATCACGCTGCTCACGCTGCTTGCGATGGAAGTGACGAGAACCGCTGACCGCAAGGTGAGTGCAAGGCGGATGGGCCACCATCAAATCCCAACCTTCATCCAGTAGCTCCTCAACAGGGCCTTGGTGATGCCATTGCGGATCTGCCTCACACTCCAAAAGATCGCAAGACCACGCATCGTGCCCATGCCTGCGGAAGGCGTCACGCACCCTGCCGCTGTATTCACAGGCAACAAGGACTCTCATCAGGCTTCAGTTGCCAAGGCTTTGACAACGGCATTGACCAGGCGCACAAGGTTTTCTTGTGGAACGCCCACGAAGTGCTCACTGAGGTTCCTGACCGCCCTCTCCTGCGCCTCAGGCTCCATATGCACGCGGGGGATGATGCCGGCGTTCAAAGCGCGATCACGAACCAGCTGCGCGCGAGACACGCCATGCGCAGCAGCCTCGATATCCAACCGCTCACGCTCCTCAGCGGTGACGGCGAACTTGATCTCCTTGGACATCAAAAATCAAACGGGTCAGGTTCAGGCGTTGTAGCCGCGAACGGGCTGGATTGACAGGGGCGGATGTCTAGGTCCGGTCGCTGGTTGCGGAACTGAACAAGCGGGTTGCCAAGCTTGGCGATCGTGATGGACAAGGGGTCGCTCACGTCTTGGACGACCCAGCCGTTCGACCAAGCGCCGGCATTGAAACGCTCAACCGCGTCACCGACCGACAGGGGTGACAAAGGGGGGTCTCCCCCTGCAGTAGGTGACAAGGGTGATAAAGGTGACAAAGGCTTCGTATCGTGTGTGTAGGGGGTACTTTGTCCCCTTTGTGACGTTTGTCCCCCCTCTAGGGAGGACACCCCTGTGGGTCGGAACAAGAGCGCCGGACGACCGCCTTCCGTCTCAGCTTGCCCGGCTTGCTCAACCAGTCCCTTGCGTTCCAACGAGCGCAGGCAGCGGTGCGTTTTGTTCCGCTCCAAGTTGAAGTGGCTCGACAGCTCGGTCGCTGCAACCGGGAACTCACCAAGCAGCCATCGCTCCTTGATGTAATCGAAGACGTCAGCCTGCCGGCCTTGCAGGTCGTCGGCTGCCTCCTGCATCGCCTCAGCCGCCAAGACGCTCTCACCATCACCGTGATGAATCCAGCCGTCGTCCTTCAGCTCGATCAGCAACGTGGTGCCTTTGGCGCGGCCTTGCGTCTTAACCACAACGCGGTGGTCGTTCTGCGTCTGACCCTCCGCCGGTTGGCGGAACCAGTTCATCAGGATTGTGAGGCTGGCCGCTGCCGGGAGAGCGTTCGAGCCGCGCGATGCGTTGGTTGCATTGCCGCCCGCCACCGATTTGTTGGTGTGGTGGATCATCGCCAGCGTTGCGTGATGCGGGGCCAATGCTTGGGCCAAATCGCGTGCCGGGCCGTCAAACGCGCTGGTGGCCTCGTCAACGCCAAGCGGGCTGATGCAGGCGTGATAGCTGTCGAGCAGGAACAGCGCGCCAGGGTTGGCCGCTGCAACGCCGCCAAGGTGCTCAATTCCCTCCGCCGTTAGGTGAAGCGGTGCGCCAGTGTGCCAAAGCATCTCGATCGGCCCGCCCATGTCGCCTTCCGGCGTGACGAGCCCTTCGCGTTTGAACAGCGTGAACCAATCGTTCTCTGGCTGGTCAGTGCCGACGATGAAGACCTTGGGGCAAGTGCCATGCAGGCGCAGCCCGCAAAACTCACCGTCGCCGCGCCACCAAGCGCCGATCATCCCGACCATCAACGCTGACTTGCCAACCTTGGGCGGGGCCACCAGCAAGTTGAACGTGCCGGCCATCAACACGCCCTCCCAAGCCCAAGGTGTTGGCGTTGT